CAAGCAACAGAAACATCCGTCCTTGGCCGATACACATCGTCGATCCAAGTTGAAAGCCGAAGAAGCCACCCTTTTGCACGCCGTGCTCAGTGAGACTATACCAAAGTCAGTCATCGTCCACAAAGCCGGAGATCCCGCCAAACATTACCAAGTGTGGGATAAGTGCTCTGAAATCCCATTCGTTCCTGGCAAGACTTATGCGAAACGATACGCTGCCTCCCCTTTGACGGAAGAGGCGGTGTACCCCATCGATTGCAAAGAGAACAACTTGGCGTCCATTGAGGGACGGGTTGTGAAACCCAACCTCACGGCAGAGGCTAAGATCGCCCGATCCAAATACCTGCCCAAGTATGAACGCTATGCACTCGAGTTCGTGAAGTTCTTGGTTCCTGACAACATCGCTGGTACCGGTACCCCGTTCGGCCATTCTGACGTCATTGAGAAACAGTCTAAGGCCGCACAGAGGACTCGGTCTGCCCAGCAATCAATGAATGTTGACCAGGACTTCCAGGTGAAGGCTTTTCAGAAGAAGGAGGCTTACAATACGCCTGCTGAACCTAGGAACATATCATCAGTTCCTACCTCCCACACCCTTGGACTATCGCGTTACACCTATGCGTTCAAGGAAGACGTTCTCAAACATCACAAATGGTTTGCCCCGTGCAAGACACCCCGTGAGATTGCTAACCGCATGCAAGTGTTGGCAGACAACCACGAAGAATTGGTTTGTACTGACTTTTCACGATTTGACGGTCACATCACACGATGGGTTCTTGATCACGTTCAGAATCCCGTTTACCTCCGCTGGGTTGCTGAGGATGATTACGCGGAACTGCTGGGCTACCTGCGTGCTGAGATGAACGCCAAGGCCACTATTGGGCGCAATGAGACGCGCGTGAAGTATGATCCGGGTTGCTCCCGTTTGAGTGGAAGTCCACTTACAACTGACGGCAACACGATCATTCACGCCTACTTTGCGTACTGCCTTGGCCGCCGTAGCGGCATGTCACCAGCTGACTCATTCAAACAACTTGGTTTGATGGGCGGTGATGATGGCGTGCACGCCTCGTATGGGAGTGACAAGTTCTTCACTGGGGTCGCCAATGATATCGGCATGAACCTCAAAGTGGAGAAACGAGCCAGGCGTGGAGATTACGTGACCTTCTATTCCAGAGTCTTTCCAGATCCCTGGACAACTGGGGCTTCCTTCCAGAGTGTCAAACGGACCCTCTTGAAGTTGCACACCACTACCGGGAACGCTGAGGACCCTGAACTTGATGGCTGCCGCAAGACTGAGTCATACTTGATTACAGACGCGGCAACACCCATCATTGGACAGTGGTGCAGGGCCTACCTGAGGAATACCAAGCAGTGTGTGCACACTGAGGAAGCCTTCGAAGGTGATGTGCCGTGGTGGGTTCAGACAGCTGAATTCCGTGAAAATCCATGGCCACAGCTAACGGACCCAGACGCCGTACTTTCGATCATGGCTGACGACCTTGGCTGCACAGCCACTGACATCACCAGGTATTGTCAACAACTTGATGACTACACTGGCTCGGTTATGGAAATGCCGAGCCTGAGCGTCGAACCGATTCCATCGAAGATCGACGCTGTTGTAGACTTGCAGGTAGTTGAGGCCCCCCTAGTCCAGGATACTGAACAAGTTGACGAAGACAAAGTAGTCCGTCAAAATGGAAAGACAACCCAAGGGCCAGTTGACCTCGAAACTGCGCGACGACCTGAGAAGTCATCTCGGTCGACTTCGAGCGCTCGCGGAGAGCGTGGAGAAGGACGTGCGCCCATTGCCGGTCACAGGAGCGGAGGGACGAGTGCGAAGCACCGTCCTCAATCCCCTGTGGGCAGCGATCGGCGCTCTAGAAAGCGCAATTCTCAAGGTCGGAAATGTCCTCCTAGCCCGAGGACACCTGAGTCCCGAGGATCCACCATCCCGAAGTACAAGAGTGAACTTCCGGATAAACGAGGTCCTTCCAACGGTCCACGAGCCCCAAGGGGCTCACGGACTTAGCTACCCCGGACGCATATGTTGCATCGGGGCACCCTGCCACCTTGAGCACGTGGCGGGTGTTGACGAC